CTAAAGTCTTGTCCGTTCATAATATCCCTAAATGTGTGTAATTTAGTGTATTTATGCGTTTAATTATGATAAAGTTTTTATCAAATATGTAAGTGATACCTTACTATTTTAGATTATATGTTATATTCATATCATATAGTGAATATAATAGCAATAAATACTTGACCGTTATGTATTTTTAGGTTATACTGCCCACTATATTATTAATTTAATGTTAAATTTAGATGGTAATATGTTATAAAACCCGTTTAACTAAATCTGAGGAGATTAAAAAATGAAGAGAGTAAAAAAAGAAAAGTACGAATACCAAACATTTGATGAATTGGTGGACAAGGTTCCATTAGCACTGTCGTTTATACCAGTGTTAAAGTTACTTGCGATAAGAGGTGAGACAATGACGTATAAAGAGTTAGGACAACTTTTTAATCTTCATTACCGAGCAGTACCGAGTTACCTACGTATCTTGGACATATATTGCCAAACTCATAGATTACCGCATTTGAATCATTTAGTGGTACACCAATTAAGTCAAGTTTCTGGTGGTGCAAACTTTACGGATGCACCGACAAACTTCCATGACCAATTGGAAGACCAAGAAAAGATTTATAATCATGATTGGTTGTCTGCCGGAATGCCTGATAAAGCAACGTTATATAAGGATGTGGCAAAAATGGCAGTTTAATGTGATAATTTGTATAATATAAACCCCCCCTAATTGGGGGGTTTTTTGGTATTGACTTTTTGTATGGTTTGTGGTATTATACTAATAGAGAATACAAAAAGGAGAAATGATATGACAAATAAAACAACAAAGTACAAAGTTTATGTAATGTTAAGAGAGGGATATCGACAAGATGTAATTATTGAAGCATTAGATGCACTTGAAGCAACATACATCGCCAGAGCACAATACGGTGAACAAAATGTTTTTGGAATTGCATCAGCGATATATTAAAAAGATAGTCGCCTAACTAATAGGCAAAATGAGGAGAAAGAAGTACGTAACACGATACAATTGTGTACCGAAACTAAATATGTTTATGGGGAGAACCCTGTAAACATATTTTTTTGCATGGGCGTGTATGGTAGTTTGTATTAGTGGGGATAATATTAGAAAGGAACTAGCATATAGTGTGATTGTGCATTGCTATAATCAATTAATCCCCTCACATGATATAAACATCGATGTATTATTACGAACACTAGAAACTAAACGTACTGATGGATGGTGCCAACATAATAATGGCATTAATTACGAAATATCTGTGGATAAATCACTATCCACTAATCAATTTATTAAGACTTTGTGTCATGAGATGGTACACGTGAAGCAAGGAGTAAAAAATGAATTGGTTGAACAATACACCACTAAATACCAACGCTTATGGAAGGGAACTACGTGCGATGACTACGATTTATCTTCGCCACCTTGGGAACTCGAAGCATATCAGTTAGAGGAAGAACTTTATAATTCATTTATGGAACAACGATGAAAAAAAATACACAATATGCGGAATTATTCGAATTGTATGTAAATGAAAAAATCAAACGCGAGGAAATAGAGAATAGATACAATGCGTTGGTTAAGTTACTTAAAGAAGATGGATGCAATCGAGTCAGTCAACGAATCAATGATGAACTAGAAGCGCAAAAATGGTTGCATTGAAAATAACATATTAGTTTTCGGTGCTATAATTGTAGCATTTATACAAACTGCAATCACAAATGAAAGATGTCACTGAGAAAAGTCAATTCACTGTTATTGGTAGTGGATTCGTTGGTTCTGCCGTAATTAATGCATTAGAATCCAAATATGATATTATGTTAATTGACCCACCCAAGGGTGAAAATGGACATAAGTTAAAATACACATCACCCGATGGTATTATTATATGTGTGCCAACCCCACCTGATGCCAATGGGAAATGCGATGATTCGTTGGTTACGTACTACATTAATGAAATTCGTAAACACACAAAGACTGTGCCAATCTTAATTAAATCAACTACTGATATTGCTACGCTAAGTAACATAACCCAAGATAACGTAACATTTTCGCCAGAGTTTTTGTTAGCACGTAATGCCAATGAAGATTTCTTAAATCAAGATTTTGCTGTGTTTGGTGGTGATAACGGACGTTTTTGGTACGAAATATTTAAAGACGTGTGTAATATAGGACAAGTTAGATTTACTGATATTACAACAGCAGGGTTCGCAAAGTACACAATCAATTCTTTTCTTGCAATGAAGGTAGTGTTCTTCAATGAATTGTTTCATCTGTACAATAAGGATGGCGGAACATCGTTTGATGCATTAACTGAAATTGTAAGTATGGATGCCCGAATTGGCTCATCGCATTTACAAGTTCCTGGACCAGATGGTGAATATGGGTTCGGCGGGGCATGTTTTCCGAAGGATACAAAGGCATTTGTAGAATTTGCAAAAGATAAAAGTCCATTGGAACTATTGGATTTTGCCATTGGTATTAATGACAACATGCGACTAGCATAGAATGTAACTTTATTTTTTACCGTAATTCATAAAATAGTAAATATACACCGCACCTGTTATTTTTTTATCTATAATAGTATTGTTGGATATATAAAAATAACATAATAATAATAATAATAACATAGGAGAAAAAAATGCAGTTAAAACCATTGTATGACCGCGTAGTAGTACGCAGAGCAGAAGAAGAACAAGTTACGTCGGGTGGAATTATTATTCCAGGAACAGCATCTGAAAAGCCAAGTCGTGGCGAAGTGATTGCAGTAGGCAATGGCGTACGCGATAACAACGGTGAATTACAAGCACTAGATGTCACAGTTGGTAATATCGTACTGTTTAACAAACACGCCGGAACAGAAGTAAATGTAGATAACGAAGATTTTGTTATTATGCATGAAGAAGAAATTGTAGCAGTAATTAACTAAGGAGAATAAATGAGCGCAAAAGACGTAAAATTTGGCACTGATGCCAGAACATTAATGCTAGACGGTGTGAACGTACTAGCAAACACAGTAAAAGTAACACTAGGTCCTAAAGGTCGTAACGTTGTACTAGATAAGGCATTTGGTGGTCCAGTTATTACAAAGGACGGTGTGACCGTAGCGAAGGAAATTGAACTTGAAGGTAAGTTCCAAAACATGGGTGCACAAATGGTTAAAGAAGTTGCTTCTAAAACCAATGACGACGCAGGTGATGGCACAACAACCGCAACTGTACTTGCTCAAGCAATTTTAGCAGAAGGCATTAAAGCAGTAGCATCTGGTATGAACCCAATGGATTTAAAACGTGGTATTGATAAAGCAACAGCACAGGCAGTTGAAAACATTCATACGTTATCCACAGCATGCACTGATACAAATGCAATTGCTCAAGTAGGTACAATTTCAGCCAACTCCGATAATTCAGTAGGAAGTATCATTGCTGAAGCAATGGAGAAAGTCGGAAACGACGGCGTTATCACTGTTGAAGACGGAACTTCATTTGAAAACGAGTTAGACGTAGTTGAAGGTATGCAATTTGACCGTGGTTACTTGTCACCGTACTTTGTTACAAACCAAAGTAATATGACAGCAGAGTTGGACAATCCGTACATCTTATTATGTGATGCTAAAATTGCTAATATTCAAGAATTGCTTCCCACACTGGAAGGTGTTAGTAAGTCTGGTAAGCCATTACTTATCATTGCAGAAGATGTGGAAGGTGAAGCACTAGCAACATTGGTTGTTAATAACATGCGTGGTATCGTCAAAGTTGCGGCGGTTAAAGCACCAGGCTTTGGTGATAGACGTGCCGCAATGATGCAAGATATTGCTACTCTAACGGCAGGTGAAGTAATTTCAGAAGAAGTTGGTTTAACTTTGGACGGTGTTACTATTGACCAATTAGGCACTGCTAAGCGTGTAGTTGTTGAAAAAGACAACACAATTATTATTGATGGTGCTGGTGATAGTGCTACTATCGAAGGTCGTGTTAATCAAATCAAACAACAAGTTGAAACCACGGATTCAGAGTACGACAAAGAGAAGTTAAAAGAACGTCTTGCTAAGTTATCTGGTGGTGTTGCTGTGATTAAAGTTGGTGCGGCTACGGAAGTTGAGATGAAGGAAAAGAAAGACAGAATCGACGATGCATTACATGCAACTAGGGCGGCAGTACAAGAAGGTGTAGTACCTGGTGGTGGTGTTGCTCTAATTAGAGCGTCTGTTGGTTTAATGGCACTTACTGTTGATAATCATGACCAAGAAGTTGGATTAAAGATTATGGCTAAAGCAATGGAAGCACCTCTTAGACAGATTGTAGAAAATGCAGGTGATGAAGCATCAGTTGTACTTAATAAGATTGCATCAGAAACTGGAAACTACGGTTACAATGCAGGGACAGGCGAGTACGGTGATATGTACGAAATGGGGATTTTAGACCCAGCGAAAGTAACTCGTTCTGCATTACAGTACGCGGCATCAGTCGCTGGTCTTATGATTACAACAGAAGCAATGGTTACTGAACTACCACAGGACACTACCTCTGCACCAGATATGGGTGCTGGTATGGGTGGTATGGGTGGTATGCCAGGCATGATGTAAAAAATCTAACCTATGGGAAGTTAAATCTCCCAAAAACCCCATCGATAGTAATAGTTGGTGGGGTTTTTTATTATATAAAGGAAAAAGGAACACATGGAACTATTAACACCTCACGTTTTAAATGAAACGAAAGAATATTTACAAAGTATTGATACCAAAACAATCGAAAATTTATCAATACAAGAATTCAAAGAGCATATTAAGGATGCAGTACGTGTATTATTAATCGAGAAGGATAATTTTGGTTACACAATGGAAGAACTTATGTTCTATACCCCCCTACGTTTCAGAACGTTGACTGACCCCAAAAGTAAGAACTACATAAAGGATAGGATTAATGAGGCAATTAAAGAAACCCCGTATATTTCGGTAGAATCATCGCTCGTGTTTGGGAAAAGACAAAATAAATTTTTAGTTAGAACACCAAATTAATTTTATGTATAATAGGCAGTTTTAAACTACACCATTATAAAAAATGAGCAAAGCGAAGATTGAAAAGTTATTCGAACATCGGAAGACAGTGCAATATTGTGAGAAGCAATTGGGATTATCAGAGTTGAGTGAGCGTGAAAAAGCAACATTGGAGTTCATTGCTAGTAGACAAGGAACACGTATTGCTGATATATCCAATGAGTCATATTTTAATGACCAATCATTTTCGACGATAAAACGCAATGTACTTGTCCTTAAAAAATTAAAATTAATAACAACCAATAGTGTTGGGTCAAATACCGATAAGCGAGATAGAGTTTTAGTTATGGCATAAATACAAATAATTATAATTAATATTTAATACTATGAGAGCACAAGAATTTTTATTAGAAGGCAAAGGCGACAAAATACTAGCACCGAATCGTTGGGAGCAGATGTCAAGACTTATTGTTAAAGGTATGCAGAGAGACCATACAGTTGATAATGAATTAGTTAAGTCAGATGAAGGTATTAAATCAGTTGCCGAGCAGTTGATTTCTATTGACCCTAGTAGAAATGGACAATACGAGGTTGCCGTTGTCAAATGGTTCAGTAATGGTGAATTCTTTATTGGTGAAGATGCTGAAGGAATCTCTACATTACTTACGCAATTCGATTCATTGAAGAAACGTAAGAAATTACCTCAACAGAATAATGATATTGGTCGTATGACAAAGGCACAAACACAAGAAGTTGTGAATGCTATTGTTCAAGCAGATAGAACTGCTGAATTAGCGATGAATAAAGATATTGATAACACGGGTCGAATGGCACGTGGTGAAGAAGCATCGGCAGACCGTGGTGATTTAATTATTGATGAAGGTACTTTTAAAGTATTCCAACCACATACAAAGGAACAAGCAAGAGAAGTATGTAGAATGCCACAAGGTTCAGTGTACGCTAGTACTAATGCTGCAATTGGTGATGGTAAGGAACCTGCTGCCAACTTCTGTACTGCAAGTACCAATAACTTTGAACACTATTCTGGTCAAGGTGCATTCTATGATGTTATCTTGAATGACGGTGACCCTAAGTCAATGCGTGTGTTCCAATTTCAGTACGAAAGCAATCAATTTGTGGATGAATCTGATTCATCGATATCGCAGACTGATATTGATGTGCTGTCGCAGTACCCAGGATACACAAAGTTCCTTAATATGCTTATTAAAGAACATTATGCTGAATATCTATAAATTCCACAGTAATCCGAGTGAGTTAATTACTCCCGATATTAGTGATATTTTGAAACGCAAGGGATTGGACGACAGCAATCATGTTAGGAGTTATGATTTGGTACTAGATGACAATCTTCCATTCCCATATGATTCTGTACTTGAAGTTCAACTCAAAGATGGACTAACAGTGGATGGTAGTTTGTGGTTACCAAGACATCATACCACACTCCCTAACAATCTAACTGTTGGTAAGAATTTAAACCTTAGTGGAACTAGTGTAAGAGTACTTCCTGAGAATTTAACCGTTGGTGGGAGTTTAGACCTAAATGGAACTCCAATAGAGAAAGAGGATTTACCAAGTTCATTGGTGGTTAAAGGAAAAATCAGGTACTAAAATAACCAAAATCCATAAAACGGCAACTAAGAATAAATATATGCGTATATTATTTTTAGGAGCCCAACATGGGAGCATGGTTAGCAAAACAGTACTTATTAGGTAAACTTTACGCTTGGGTAGGTAAGAAAGTTGTAAAACGTATGCAACGTAAGTACAACTTAGGACAACAGTACAAGCAAGATTTCACAAAATCACATGATGTTAATTGGAAAGAAATTAAACATTATGCTGAACTAGCAAGATTTATTTACGAAAAAGACGACAAGAAGATTAATAAAAAGTATCCTAATGCATATGTTAATGTTATTAAAAAGATACGTTTTATGCTTATTACAGACGTTACAGCAAAGACATACACTATTGTTATACGTGGCACTAGCAACTTTAAAAATGCAATGCAAGATATGAAGTTCGATAAAGATAAATCAAACCGTTTAGATTGCAAAGTGCATAGTGGATTCCACAAAGCCGCTGAAATGATATTCGATGATTTAGCATCTAAAATGACTGATAAGGATTATGTTATTAATGTTACTGGCCATTCATTAGGTGGCGCAGAAGCATTAATTGTAGGTGCTTACACAGACCAAGCAAAGATGAACCTAGGAAAGATTATTACATTCGGGCAACCAAAAGCATTTGACAAAGACGGCAGAGCGAAATGGGGACATTTGCCACTAACACGTGTAGTTAACGAAACTGACATTGTTCCATTGGTTCCACCAGTCGAGTTAATGTATATGTTTAAACGTTATGTGCATTTCGGTGAGATGGTTAAGTTATGCAATGACGAGTACTACTGCTTCTTAGAGCAGGCACAAGCACGTGGTAACGGAGTTAATTCATTTTGGTTGAACGCGGCAAAGGAAGGGTTTTCAATGTGGGAAATGTTTAAAGAAATGCCTGACCACTTCATGGACAATTACATAGCAAATATCGACCCTAAGATTAAAGGTGCTAAAGAGTTGCTTTGGAAAGACCGTGAATCATTCTTAGAAGACCCTAAAAAGGAGAAGAAGTAATGTTTTTAACTATAACATTTGTACTAGGATTTATCGCAGGGTGGATTATTAACGATTACATGGACGACATTAAAGAGTTCTTTAAGAAACTGTTCTAAAGTTCATGCCTTTTTTGTAATTTCAGCAATTGACCACCCTTCGTCAGTAATCCACTTATTTTTCCCTTTAATGATTACTATTTTGGTGGTATCACCAAGTCTTAATTTTTTATTAAATGGTGTAGTTGGAACATCGTAGTTTTGGAAGAAAAGTGGTAAAAACCCTTCAAAAACAATTTTATTTTTTCGTTTAACCTTAACCATTCTTGTTTTAACACTAGTCAAGTTTTTGTTATTATTGTATTCATCTTTTGTTACTTGAACCTTTTCATTACTCATCATATCATAGGCAAAAACTTTATTTTCTGTTGTGAAGTTCCCACGTTTGAATTGCCCGATTCGCCACGTGGGATTCTCTAATAAAAAGTTTTTAATATCGTGATTTGAAACTAGTTTTTGTGTCTTTGAATCATCATTGCATACGTGCAGTTTGTTTCTTTCCTCTAATGTCTTTCTTAATTTAGTATTACCTATCACCCACCCATCATCAACGTATGAATCAACTTCTTCTTTTGTGATGTACTTTATGTTATCACCCTTATGAATACATTTTTTATTTTTCGATGGTGAGTATAATCTACCGACGTTCCATTCTCTATAAATCAAACTGTTTATATCACTACGTAATATTTTTTTTTCATCCCTTCCATTATTAACCCAACAGTAATTCTTGCCAAAATGATACCCACGCTCCCACCCACTTAAAATTTCATCTATTTCTTTTATTTGTTTGCTCTCCGTGCCATTTGTTATCCATATCATTCCACATGGATTCATATCATTTTCGAATGACATGAGTTCAGTCAATTCACGTGTTGAAAAATATTCTTTTGTGTATTTCCCCAAAATATGCTTATTATAGAATTTCTTAATACCATTACTATACTTCTTCGACAATACATTATTTTGCATCTGTTCTTTTGCTTCCAATATGTATGATTCCCCTTTTGAAGAACATAGATGGATAATTTCTCTTCTGAAGTTTTCTTTACCTTCTTCATTAATAACTTCCTCGAGCCAATTTGATGAACCATAGTAAGATACCCAATTTGATTCCGTTTTTATTATTTTTCGTGTTTTTCTCCCTGGAATTTTTTTTCTATTTTTAAACCAAAATGTTTTTTTACCAATGTAATACTTTGGTTTAATCTCATCATCACTCAATCTAGTTATTAGATATACAAATGAATCATATTCACTAATATCCTCCGTAAATTCTTTATTTTTGTAAATCCACATGTTTACCCTCTGCTTGATATATAACGTATTTATACGAGGGTAAAAAAATATATAAGGTTCTTTGTATGTGTATAAGTATTATTGACTTAAGAAAATAAAACATTAGGAGGGTTATGAAGGAACAAGTTAAAAAATTAAAGTTACATACCATTGATGTTATTAAAGATTGGACTTCTAAAAAATGGCATAAAGCACATAGGTGGCATTCTGGAACGGGTAAGTTTCTCAAACGTGTTATGAATAGAAAAATTAGACACGAAAAATGGTAAGACCAATCACAAAAGATTCTAATATATGGGAGACAAAACCAATGAATAATTTAGAAAAACTACAACCATCTACATACAAACATTCAATGGATGAATGCTCTGTTAAATTAAATGGTATTAAGACTTTATTGGACAGTATTGTGTTAACTACTTATGACGATGATTCCAAGCATATAGCAGAATCAGCACAAGCATTATGTGATGAATTGATTAGAGAACTTCAGTAAAAAACACAATAACCATTTTGTTATTTTCAGTTATAATACATAGAACTATCTAACCTATATGTATTATGACAATCCACACAATCAAATCAAAGTACGTAACTCTAATCGAACGATTGGATGGCATACACACTTGTAAAATTTTCGAAACACTCGTAATAGTTGTTATTGTCGTTTCGGCATTGGCAATTGGTGCAAATACATACAACTTACCTACGTGGTCAATGTCACTACTTGAATTACTTGACTTTGGTATTACTATATTCTTTCTGTTTGAAATCATTATTAGGATGATGGTTGAACCACAATTTAAAAACTTCTTTAAGCGCGGATGGAACGTTTTTGATACAATCATCGTAACTGTTAGTTTAATTCCAATAGACGACAGCGAAACTGTACTACTTGCTAGACTGTTGCGTATCTTTAGAGTACTACGACTAATTTCATTCGTACCAGAACTACGTATGTTAGTAGGTGCGCTACTTAAAGCAATTCCTAGGATGGGATACGTGGTACTGCTTATGTTTGTTATATTCTATATGTACGGCGCCGTAGGTAGTATGTTCTTCAACACAGTTGACCCAGACTTATGGGGCAATATTTCAGTAGCAATGATTACAATGTTCCGTGTAGTTACGTTTGATAATTGGTCAGAAGTTATGTACGCTGTAATGGACGTGTACCCACTTGCTTGGATTTACTTCCTTAGTTTTATCTTCTTAAACGCATTTGTATTCTTAAACATGATGATTGGTGTCGTTATTGATGTGTTTAGTCAAGAGCACGAAAAGCACAGTAAAGAAATGGGCAAAGGCGAAGCGTTTGAAGTACACGACACACACGAAGTTGTACTTGCTTTACAGCAACAAATCACAAGCATGGAATCGTCATTAAAACAACATATGCTACAAGATAAAAAGTAGTATAATCAATGTGGTTATTATATAAACACGAGGAGCATTATGCCAAAATATGAAGTAACATTTAGATACTTTTCACACTACAATGATGAGAGTGAAGACTTATTTGAAACTGTGGTTAACACATACGAAGCGGAATCAGAAGAAGCACTAGATGAAGAACTTGAAGAAGACATGGATTGGTCAAACGAATGTGTTTACAATTACGATGCAAAATCTGATAATATCGAAACAGGACGCGAATGGATGTCAACTAAGGAGATTAAGTAATGGAAATACATGATTTAAACACTGAACAAAAAGAACAATTCTGCCAAGCATGTGCTGTAGTTATATTTTACGAAGAAACAGACATTGTATACAGTAACGCAACGGACTTTCTTGATATTACAGTACCTGAGGGTTTTGACTTTACCGATGGGTACAGTGGACAATTGTATCAAAGGGTACAAGATGTATATATCGATACCATGCGCATTAGACTGTTATTTGATGCCACGTACAACGAGGATGATTTTGAAGAATCGTATAATTGGAACAAAGGATTCGTTTTTGCAATGGAAGAACTGAGCGAAGCGGAGCAAATGGATTCGTACGACGAGTTCCAAGAATTTTGTGAAAGTATCACAGATGCATAATTTATAACACAGGAGAATAAGATGCCAAAAAATAAAATACATATTAGTACATACGGCGGTGGTTGCGAGACAGTACACGTTGCATTATCGAAAGAAGCGTACGAATGGTGGGAAGAACATGCAGTAGAGCACGGAGACGGAGATTTAGAAACCTACATTTCTGCATGGGACGACGACGAAATGGAATTTGAAATACCTAAGTTCGCAGAGTTTAGAGATGGTGAATTCATTTCCGATGCACCTGGAATGGTGGACCACTATTGGCGCATTGGGTTTGATGATGCTCGCATTGAGGTTGAAGTAAATGGTGTAAGTATTTTCACAGACCCAGACGACGCAGATAATGAATTCTACTCGCCACCAGTAGATGATGTAGTGATAGGCGAAGCAGTTTACAAAGACGAGCCAGATGACGAGACCGAAATTAGATGCGATACTACGTGGACATCTGCCGAAAAAGCAACTTGGCAAGAATTTATAGATAAGAAGTACATGGTTACATATGAAAGTTACGAAAAAGGTAACTTCTTTGATGCTACATTTGAAATTGATGAAGAGTTCGATAAATCAAAAATCACAGTGTTTACTGCTGAGGATTGGAGAACTGGTGCAGACTTAATAGCAGATATAACTTACGACGGCGAAGATTTAGATAACGAAGGCGGAGATTCAACAGGCAAAGGAATTTACGTGTACCTTTGGAAACACGGAGAATAGCAATGAAACGATTAATTAGAATGGAAACCAATACCACAACACTGTGGTACAAAACTGAAATTACACTAACCGATGAGCAAGAAAAGCGTCTTGATGATGAGTTCGACGGAGATGTTGATTCATTTCTTGATGACACAGAATCCATTGACGAAGATTTACGTTACGAAGGTGAGTTAGTACGAGAAAAGGATTGTGGCACTGATGTAGAGTGGCGACTTGAAGATGATGACTAATCGTAAGTTATCCAAAGCAGAGAAAAAAGCAATTATAGATAAACATTCTAGTGCTCCTGCAAGTGAAGTTTTTACAGATGATGAATGGGCAAGATTGATGTTCGCCACACATTCCGAAATTAAAGATGTAATGCAGGATATTGCAGATGACATATCAAATGTTATCGATGATTATAAAACAACAAGCCCCAAAACATAATAGCATATCTTATATGTTAACCCGAAATCATTGTTTAGGTTAACCACACCAAAAATTATTCACATATATAAATTTTCTATGATTATAATGCATTTGTTGATTGAGAAATAACATAAAAAATATGTTATTTCCGATTTCAACATAAGTTAAAAATTATATAACATAGGAGAATAAAACGATGAAAAATTCATTGAAGAAAGAAGTTAAAAAGAACGAAAAATTAGTAAACCGTTTGAATGGATACATGTTTAAAATTAACAAAGTTTTAACTGAAATTGCACCATCATCAGCACGACGCAAATCATCTTTAACACAATCTGAAAGAGTACTTAAAGTAATCAATTCAGCAGGTAAAAAAGGTGTAACTTCGGATGAGGTGTTGAAAGCGTTGCCCGGCGTTCCATATGGTAGTATCACATCTAAATATAGCAGTCTTAAGAAGTCTGGTCATATTAAAATTGATGGTCGAACTCGAGGTGGTGCTTCTGGTAAACAACAGCATATTATGTGGTCTGAAAAAAATTACGCGATTTCATAAGTTATATGTTAAAACGGTTAACCCATTACCTTAAATGGGTATTTTATTATAATTCAATTTTTTAATTAATACGAGGAGACATAAATGTCAGAAGAAACATTTACAGTAGTAGGAACCGCAAAAAGCCCAAATGGATTATTGAAAGTAAGATGGACAAATAATATGGAAACCCACCATGATAGGATTTATAAACAAGGGTGTAGGGATATAAGATTTTTTGAAATGCCAAATGCAATGAATAAGTTGGAAGCACTAGAATGGCTAATTGAAAATAGGGATTTATCAGAGGAAGAAATGGAAACGGTTTTTATCAAAAAAGCAGAAAAAGTAAGAAAATTAAGAAAAGAGAAATTAAAGCACTCAACAATTTAATATAAATAATAAGCATATTTAATAATAAGGAAATATAAAATGACAAATCATGAAATTATCGTAGAGCAGTTCGAAGTTTACTTAGCAGAGCATGCAAAATTAACAGAGAAAGGCGTTAAAGCATCAGCAGCAAGAGCACGTAAAGCAATCCAAGAAATTACCAAAGCAGGCAAAGAACGTCGCAAGGAAATCATGGATGAGAAGGCCGCAATTGGTTCTTAATGGCGAAAGCCGATGATATAGAGGTTACAGGAAAGGTCATTGTGGTCTTGCCTGGAAACAAATTCAAAGTTAAATTGGATGATGTAGATAGGACAATTCTATGTCATCTTTCTGGTCGAATGCGTAAAAATAGAATTAAAGTTATACTTGGTGATAACATAGAAGCAACAATGAGTCCATACGACCTTACTCTAGGTCGTATTACCAGAAGAAATTAATGTATCCATCAGATGGATATCGAGTTATATCCAACAATAATGATATAATATTCGAAAAGAAACACTCTACCAATTATACAAGGATTTGCCTACCGGGACTCAATGATGGGGTTGTCGCGTACATACGAAAATTCTGTAATTTTTATAAATGCAATTTTTCAAAAAACACATTTTCCAATCAAGTGTCTATTTACAAAAATGAAGCGAATGTATTGTTCAAATCAAATTGTGATGGAACCATCACGAATAAAGCATATTTGCATAGAAAGATTGCATTATGTAATATTGGGTTAGAAGAAGATTGGCATAGTCCTATTTTCGTTATAAAAGTCAACTCTAACGTTATAGCAACAACAGGTCATAATAAAATTTATGCCACTGCGTTAAGGAAGAAAACATACAATTTAGACTTTAACTGCTTTGTAATGGATTTTGATAATAATCCAAACGAAGATTTCATCAATATTACTAATATTTACACTGATGATGAATTTTCCAATGCAGTTGGTTCCGATGACTTCGCAATTGATATCTCCATTGAAAAAACGATAGGTGGGTTTCTACCATCAATTATGCAGTTTTCCAAAGAATACCCAATAAACTACCACGATGGTACACATTCACTCACCGATGATAATCGTAGGTTCTTTGAAAATATTGGCGATATCGTAATGGAGATACATGATGCACACGCCTCCAATATATTTGATTCAAGTGGGATGTTTAATATAGTTGGTGAATCATTGGGGAATATCAATCCATCAATGACATTTATTACTAATCATAGAATACGATTTGATTTATCAGACTTATTACCATTCCTGACTGTTCATGCTACTGAATATGTGGGGTCGGATGGGAGTTACACGACATTCGTCAATAGACATCCATCTGTTAAAAAAATATCATGTCCTAGTGTTTTGTTGTAAATAAATACATACGAAAAAGTATAAATACAATAAATCAATTTTACTAAGGAAAAAATAAAATGGCTCAACAATCAATCAATATCGGTGCTACAGCAAATGACGGCACAGGCGACCAATTAAGAACGGCATTCGACAAAGTTAACGATAACTTTAACGAAGTTTACACTGAACTAGGTGGAGCAAGTTTAAGTAATATTAGCATCAGTGGTAACACTATTTCAACGGATGACACTAATGGTAACTTAACATTAGACCCAAATGGTACAGGTACTATCGTTCTTGCTAATGCAGTAACAGCAAGTAGTACAGTAACAGTTACAGGTGCAACTACGGTTAACGGTGGTTTCGCGGCGGCAGGTACAAGTGGTACATTTATTACTTTTGGTGCGGCGGATGCAACACCAACAGTCGCAGGTGGTAACTTGTTTAAGTCTGGCGGTGCAGTAACTATCACTGACTTCGACGATGGTGTTGCAGGGCAAACTATTACTATAATTTCAGCACATGCAGTTGTATATGATGTAACTGGAACTGACCTTAAAGGTGGTTCAGCAGACATTACAACAGCGTCAGGCGACGTAACTACATGGATTTCAGATGGTACAAGTTGGTACCTACAAAACTTTATGGATGTAAGTGCAAATCTAAGTACAGGACATTAATATTAACCAGTGAGGGAAATCAAATGGCACAGCCATCTTGGGTCACTGATTCTGGCAGTTTAGGAACCATACCGGAAGGGAAATTTTATCGAGCCACTTTGGAAGCGTATGACCCAGATTTCCCATCTGATTCTTCCAAAGTTAAGTACATCAAAGTTTCCGGTACCTTACCGCAAGGAATCCAAATCAATACTAACGGTACGATAGAGGGCACCCCTGTTGCTTCTATCCAAGGTATTCCAACAGCCGTTGCCGAAAATGTAATATCCAAATTTTCAATTAGAGTTTTTACCGAAAAGGAAACTAACGGTACAATTTCACAAGACCGATTAACTGATAGAACATTCACTATAACTGTTACTGGTCAAGATGCCCCTGAATTTATAACCCCACGTGGCGAATTGGGGAAATATTTCGATGGGGAATTGATTAACAAACAAATTGAATTTACAGATACTGACCCTGGCGATACAGCAATTGTCAAATTAATTAGTGGGGAATTGCCACCTGGAATTACAGTATCTGAAACTGGATTGATTTACGGATATATTAAACCAGTTATTGAGATTGGAGAAACGTCCATAGCAGGGTGGGAAAACGAAGCGTGGGATTCATTACCATTACAATTTAATACCGGAACAATCAGCAAAAATTATAGTTTCACATTAAGAATCACTGATGGCATTGATTATAATTTAAGAACATTTTCCATATATGTTGGTATCACGACCGCAGATTCATCCGCCTACACCGTAGATAGTGATGTTATTACTGCTGATACAGTCACACGTGCTCCATTTATATCCCCGCATCAAGAAGATTTGGGAACGTTCTTGCATAATAATTACTTCATTTATGATTTCCCTGGCGTCGATTATAACGGAGATATACTAAACTATGCCGAAGGGATATCTGAAACTACGGACACCACATTTACAAAGGCAGATACATCAGTAATTAGAGCAGATTATACTACATCATTGCCAAGTGGGCTTGAACTGGATGTGGATACTGGGGTAGTGCATGGAATATTACCTAATATTGGATTAACCGAAGAGGAATACAGTTTTTCTATAAAAGTATACAGAAAGGATAACCCATTGGTATCCAATACATTTAATTATACGATGAAGGTTATCGGGGATATCAACGCGGGGGTTAGTTGGAATACCGATACTCTACTTGGTGCAATTGATAATGGCGGAATAAGTACCCTTATGATTAACGCTTCTGCCACTTCTGGTACTGCACTGCAATATAGATTAAAACAGGGTGGCGTAAATAGTAAATTGCCACAGGGCTTAAATTTATTAAGTTCAGGAAATATTGTTGGTAAAGTTGATTATCAAATGTTTGGGTTAGTTGATTATAATATAACATCTGATAGTGGAAATGCAGTCGATACCAATTTAATTACTGCCGATACCAATGGCGGGGAAACGATTACACTTGATGGCGGGAAAACAACAATTGATAGTACATTTACATTTACAGTAGAGGCATTTAGTGCTGATGGCGGGATATCCACGTTTAAAACATTCACAATTAATGTTAATAGAACATATAACCTTCCATTACATAAAATTCGCATCGACGCTTTGCCGACTGAAGCAGGTAGAGGTATATTAGATTCATTATTGCTTAACCAAGACACAATTAAAACAGAACTATTGTTCAGAAGCGATGACCCTTATTTTGGAGTAGCAACAGATGTTTCATACGTACATGCATATGGACTTTCTCCAGAAACATTAAATTCATACATCGAAACATTAGAATATAACCACTATGATAAACGTTTAATACTTGGTGAGATTAAAACAGCGATTGCACTAGATGATAAGAATAACATCCGGTACGAGGTGGTGTACAGTCAAATAGTAGATAATAATAGTGGGGTATCACTGACGGCTAACACTAGTATCGGAGATGTATATCCAAATAGTTTGGATAATATGCGTAATCGAGTTATTAACAAAGTAGGACAAGTATCAACAGAACTCCCAACGTGGATGTTATCTAAACAAGCAAATGGGAATATATTAGGGTTCACTCCATCGTGGGTAATCGCGTATACATTACCAGGCCAATCTGAATTAGTGGCATACAATATTGCCAAAAGATTTGGGGCTCAATTGAATAAAATAGATTTTAGTGTTGATAGGTATATGTTAGAGTCACAATTTACACAGAATTGGGATGCAGAAGACCAACGATGGTACCACTCCAATGAGACAACATTTGATATTTATAATCATGGAGTTTCTGCAGATAGCATAGATACTACGGTCGATGCCAACACAATAGCAGTAGACTTAGTTAATGCCGTTACCATCAAAACTATATTTGACGGTGGGTCATGTGCATTTATCGAGTCGCGTATTAATTCGAGTGATATATCAACAAAAACCACAGATAATATTTATATTACCGCAGATAACGGCATCACATATACGTACACAACTTATGATGTCACTGACAAATTTGATGAGTATTTAATGTTTCCCAAGAGAGATATAATAAATACAAAACAAACCACATAATTAGAGGAAAAATAAATGGCAAGTAATATTAACACAACAACTATCAACACCACGTATCCAGTTGCTGGAAAAGATAATGATAGCCAAGGATTTAGAGATAATTTCGCAAATACAAATTCCAATTTTATCGAAGCGAAGACCGAGATAGAAGATGTACAAAATAAAGGCATATTTAAGAGTGCGTTGATAGGAGTAGGAAGCCTAGCCAATGACATGGGTGGTGCTATCATAAGTGCGGTGAAGTTGGATGATACTAGGGAAACTGTGGTTGCCCACATTGCTACGGAAAATCCACTTAATTTAGGTATTAAAGCAGGTTCTTATCACACAATTACCCCAAACGCATCTTTTACCTTGGCATTTAGTGATGGCGCTAGTGCTGATTGGCCAACAACTAGCAACTACAGTAAAGTACGGTTAGAAGTAATAATTGATAGTGTTGCCAAAACCATTACATTACCTGCTTCAGTTTCAGGCGGAAGTGTAACAGGGCAAACTGGACAAATTATTACAGTAAGCACACCTGGAACATACATTTACGAATTAAGTACACGTGATGGTGGAACCACAGTTATGATTAATGAGGTATCCACCCCACAATTCACCACCGAATTTAGAACACCTGCTACTGCAGTTGGGGCAAATGGGGATTTAAAGGGTATGTCAGCATTTGACGCAAGTTACATGTACGCGTGTACTGCTGATTATGATGGGGCGACCAGCATTTGGAAAAGAGTTGCGATTGCTACTTGGGCTTAACCATTTTATATATTTCGGGTATTTCACATTGCACATAAAATAGAATAACATATATAATACTAATTATTTTATAATTCTATTTTATGGAACACCCCTTTCTTAGCGCAAATGACTTAGCAGAATCAACACTTGATGAAATTCAGAATAAAATTTCTGAATTGTCAGGAAAGTTAAGTTTCGCGTACCAAACTAATAACCAAAATCTTATTAATCAAGTCGCAATGGCACTTGAAAGTTATAATACTGCTCGTGCACAAAAGTTAAATGACATGTTTCCCAAAGATAAAGGGGATGACCACAGTGATAAAATTAACATATCATGATAAATTTAAAAACAACAGACTTGGATATCCATCAGTGCATTGTTTCACTGAATGATTCCTATCAAATATTAGGCACCATCAATTTAGATAATTATATTCACTCTCTTGCAAATCTGCAGTTAGAGATAAACGAATTGTATAAAACAGCATATGGGCAAGAACAGAGAATACTAATACATTCATCACTAGACCAATACAATACATCAAGTTACGGAACATTGTTAAAAACCGTACAAACAATTATTAATAAAGTAGATATTAGTAATTTTTTCATATTGTTTTTAACAACAAACCACAATGTTGAATCGGAATATACACATATCTTAAAGAATTTTTCATCAGATAATATATCCTTCGAAATATATAAATGTTTTGGAAAATTTAAAAAGATAGACACCCTTATTACAGAAGTAATCCCACAAAATGTAATGTTGGACAACTTAACAAAGAATACAGCAAACATTATAGATAATAACAAGAATTTTTGTATCATGCCGTGGATTCAAACTCAAGTAAGACCGAATGGGTTGGTTTATCCATGCTGTGTTTATAATTCGAATAGTGCAGTTGGTGATGTTAATGACAATTCATTAAGTGAAATATTCAATAACGAGAGTATGCGTCAAATACGGACAGATATGTTAAATGACATACCCATACATGGATGCGAGGTGTGTTCTATAAATGAATCATCAGAAAAAGCGACATTTAGACAATCTGCAAATAATAAGTTTTTGCATCATATACCAAGAACTGAGAATACTGGGGATGATGGGGCATTCCCATATGAACACGTTGCATGGGATATAAGATTTAATAATTTGTGTAACTTGAAGTGTAGGACATGCAGTCCACATTCGTCCACCTCGTGGTTTGCTGATTCTAAATTAATTAATGGAAATTTAGAATATCAACAATTACTACGCCCAAGTGGAGTATTTTCCCAATATATGGAACATTTAGACCACGTGGAATATATTTATTTTGCTGGGGGGGAACCATTAATAATAAAGGAATGTTGGGATATTCTCGAAAGTTTGTACAAACAGGAACGATTTGATATTGAATTGGTTTTTAATACCAACTTTACAAATTTGACCTTTCGTGGTAAAAGTATTTTTGATTATTGGGGGGCGTTCAACCATATTCATATTGGTGCAAGCCTAGATGCAATGGGTACACGTGCCGAATATTGGAGGAGTGGAACAAAATGGGATACAATCGTTAATAATAGATATATGATGCTACAAAAACTACCAGAAGTAGGGTTCAGCATCGATGCAACTGTTAGTTTGGTAAACGCATTGCATATTCCACATTTTCACAAAGCATGGGTTAAGGATGGGTTAATAATACCAGAACAATTTAACCCAAAGGTGTTAGATTATCCAAGCGTGTTTAGCCTAAAGAACGCTCCCCGTAAATTAAAACAAAAAATTTATAATAAAATTTCGACCCATATAGATTGGCTAATACCATTAGATAAAACGGAAAAATCAGTGACATCTTTCAAATCCATACTCACCGCGTTAACAGACGAAACATCTATATTTGATGCCAATGGGTTTTGGAAAAAAATAACACAAATTGATAATATACGAAATGAAAAACTCATTGACGTTTTCCCCGAATTAGAGTGTTTGGTGAATTACCAATGATAAAGGATAAATTCGGACAATACATCTACGATGAGGATGATGTTAGTGATATTATTATGCAAGGAATTGATATCACATCTTCCCAATTTTTAGTAAATGGGGTTAATGTGTCGAATGTTAATAATTACACAGGTACCCAAACCGTAGTGCAATACGTTGAACCATCCGATACTGTCTTTGAATTTGATAGAAAAAATCAAGAAAATTGGTATATGCCAAATGAGTACAAAGATTTAGATATCGCTGAGTACATATTATCGGAATGCAACACTGATGCGGAACTCCAACGATGTGGGTATGAACTTATTATGTATCAAGAACGAAGTTTATTTAACCTATTGAAGTACATGAAATACCTAGTAGATACTATGATACAAAATAACATAATATGGGGGGTTGGGCGTGGGTCAAGCGTTTCTAGTTATGTATTGTATAAATTAGAAGTTCATAAAATAGATAGCATATTCTACAATTTAGACGTAGGTGAATTTCTACGTTAAATACATGTAATTAATTAATATCGAGGTACAGAAAATATGTCAAGTAAATTATATCGGTCAGCACTTGGAAAACCCGTTGATATGGGGGCATTATTATTAAAAAATGAGAATGTGCGGGCAGTCGGAAATATGGGGGTGAATGCAAAGGGTGATGTGATTGATAAGAAAAATGAGACCATTACATCGAAGGCGCACCAAGTTAATCAAAATTATAGAAAGCAGATTAGAAACCAAATAGAAGATGTTCCGGTGGGCGGGAAGATAGAAGTTGCGGTGGTTGATACGACGATAGAAGGGTTTGATACACCATTAGAATCAACGAAAGAAGTGGTTGAAGTTGCGCCAAAAGTAAGTGAGGGAACCCCTACTAAATCCAAACCTAAAAAAGGCGGATTAGCATCAGCAATTGCTAAAGCAAGAGAAGTAGAACAGAAAAAAACAGAAACACCACGAGAAAAGTCACGTGGTAAAAAAGGAGTTAAAAAAATCTAATGGCATCAATTAATACATACAAAATCGATTCAATTAAAGCACTGCACGATAACATACTAGTAAAGGATATGCATTTTGGAGAGAGATTCACTTCCAATGGTATTATTCTTCCGGGTGACGATAAAACATCTACTGGCATTAGACCTAGGTGGGCGGAAGTATATGCAATCGGTGACAAACAAACTGATGTGTCTGTGGGGCAGTATGTACTGACATCACACGGTAGATGGACACGTGGTATTAAAATTGAAGTTGGCGACACTGACTTGACATTGCGCCGTGTGGATAACAATGATATTTTATTAGTAAGCGACGTAAAACAGATTGATGATACCCACACTGATGCAATTGTCGTAACATCTGATAGAGCACGTATTCATGGGTCAATGCACAACTCACATAATGCTTAATAATATTCTTAAATATAGTGAATGATTGAAGTATTGATTCATGGTGATTGCTTGGACGAAATGAAGAAGATGGCAGATAATTCTGTTGATTTTGCGTTCACATCTCCACCATATAATAGAAAACGCAACGACAAATACGACCACTACGATGATATAGTTGATGACTATTATGCGTGGATGTGCAATGTGATAGATGAATTGATACGAATTACCAATGGCAATGTATTCTTCAACATACAGAAAAACTTTTATAATAAAAAAGATGTTTTCAATCTTATTGGGAAATACAGCGATGCAATACAGGAAGTAATTATATGGGAGAAATCCAACCCAATGCCAGCATCAGGTGGTAGCATTACGAATTCGCATGAATATATAATTGTGTTTGGTGAAGCATCGTTAACATCCAACAGTACATATACCAAAAACACAATAACGACATCCGTAAACTCTAACATGCCAAAAAATCACAAAGCAGTAATGCATCGTGAGGTTTCTGATTGGGTAATTGAAAACTTCACAAATGAGAATGATACTGTGTTGGATTGTTTTATGGGCACTGCAACAACTGGAATGTCATGTAAATCGATGAACCGAGGGTTTATCGGTATAGAATTAAACGATGTTTATTATAAGGTATCATCTGATAATATGCGAGAGACAAAACAGTCAAATAAAATCAACATGTTTAAAGAATTATTCTTCTAACATAATATTAACTAAATAAAAATACAAAATTTCACACAAGGAGAAGAAGATGAATTTGCAGAAAATGACAAAGAAACAATTGGAAGCACATGGTAGAACTATCGGCATTGAGTTAGACCGCAGGAAATCCAAAAAGGATATGATTACTGAACTTATTAAAGCATCGAAGACTGCTAAAAAGAAAGCACCTAAAAAGAAAGCATCATCAGTAGCAAAGAAGAAAGCACCTGCTAAGATTGTTGGTAAACCAACCCCCCCTACCAAAAAGAAACCTGCGTACGTAGCACCAAAACACTCATTTTGGGACAAAGTTAAGAATTATTTTTCCTTTTAATAAGTTATAATATAGTTTTTTAAAACAGATTATATTATGAAACAATTGTGGACTGAAAAGTACAGACCATCTACTGTAGATGGATATGTATTCAGAGATGATGTACAACGAAAACAAGTACAGAGTTGGATAGATGATGGTACCATACCGCATCTTCTTTTCAGTGGTTCAGCAGGTGTTGGTAAAACAACATTGGCGAAGATACTAATCAACTCATTGGGTGTTAATAAGTTCGATACCCTTGAGATTAATGCGAGTCGTGAGAACAGTGTAGATACCATTAGAGACAAGATTACTAATTTTGTTGGTACCATGTCGTTCGGCGAATTTAAAGTTGTACTATTAGATGAGGCGGATTACATATCCCCCAATGGGCAAGCCGCGTTGCGTGGTGTAATGGAGACATATGCATCTAATGCAAGATTCATTCTAACATGTAATTACCCAAATAAAATCATCCCTGCGTTACACAGTAGATGCCAAGGGTTTCATATTGAGAAGGTTGATAAAACCGATTTCACATCGAGAATCGCACAGGTACTAATTGATGAGAACGTTGAGTTCGACCTAGATGTACTTGATAGTTATGTCAAAGCAACATACCCAGACCTCCGTAAGTGTTTAAATATGTGTCAGATGAGCAGTTCTGATGGCACATTAACTGCCCCCAACGGGGATGAGGGTGGGATGCAAGATTATAAATTAAGTGCGGTTAACTTATTCAAAGAAGGTAAGATTAAGGAAGCGAGAAAGTTATTATGTACTAGTGTCAGACCCGATGACATGGAAGAAGTGTACCGATGGTTATATGATAACTTAGACTTGTTTGGTGATACTGATGAAATGAGGGACAAAGCAATCCTATCAATACGTAATGGATTAGTTAATCATAGTTTCGTTGCTGACCCAGAAATTAACCTTAGTGCTACATTGGTTGAACTAACAACTTAAAATGTATAAATAGATACATGAAAAAGAACTTTTTAGACAACGACGTTGATTACTGGCAAATATCAAAAACAATCAAAGACCTGTACCTAAGTGATGGTAGTGTAAACGCATTACTAGATTTTGAGAGGGTGTTGGATGAAATTGATATCTATGCATTCCAAAATTGGGATTTAGGCGAATTAGTACAAGGTCCAGAAATTGGACGTTATACAGTAACGTGTACATTCATGTGGTTAGCAGATAGTATGCCCGACCCTCGTGGAGCAAAGCGTTTACTCCCATTCGATTGTACAGTCAAGTACAAGAAATCAACAATGAAAATCCCTATTAAAGTTATGACATCTGATGACTTTATCGATGGTACAAAGAAACCAAAGATTATTGAGAAAGACATTTGGTTAGTTGAAATTACGATGCCGAAAGACTTAATCACAGATATTCAAACAGGTAGCACAGAACTAGAAGGTCAAGACATTGACTTAGAGGATTTAAATTTAGCGTACGAGCAAGATTTGAATAAAGAAGGAACAGAACAGGAAGCATAGCATGACAATAACACATCACTTAATAGAAATATTAAAAATATATAAAGGTGAGGATTTGTCCCCGATGGATAGCATTGAACTAGATGGATTCGCAAGAGTTATAAAGGACGAAGCAGAGGCTTTAGAGGATAGTTTGGACGATAATGGTAATTACAACGCATCAACAAATGAAAGTGTTGAGCAATCTGACCTTAAAAAACTAGCAGGTATTTAAAAATGAACCTACAGGAAGGATTAAATCACAAAGATATGGTTGGGTTGATTAAACCTACCGTACACATCGATGAGTTCGTTAGTAAGATGGGCAATGACGACGATATTGCTACAGTTAGTTTTTATACTAAAAACAGCAAAGTAGCAGATGATTTAGTTGAATGGTTTGAGAAAGGTTATGACTTTGTGCTAGATGCAGACCGTAGTCCTGGTGAAATTAAACCAAACCGTTACTTAGTGTACGTTGAAGTTAAACGTAGAAGTTCACTACCTAAACAAATCGAAGAGTTAGTTAAGGATTTAGCATCATTAACTGAGTACGAAGCATCGGATTGGACTGTTAAGTACGACGATAGTGAAATGGATTTCGATGTTGATTACTTAGAATCACGTTTACTACTTAGTCCTAGAGAATACAGAATCAACAAAGAAGCAGACCTCAACACAATGCGTGAATCAGCGGGTCTCAAAACAAACTCTGTTTACGATAATAAAGATAAAGACATTATCTTAATCCAACAACAAGCAAATATTATTTAGTACACTACCGCTGTACTAAATACCCACATGAATAAATTAATTGCTTTTGGCGACAGTTTCACGTGGGGTTCGGAGTTAAAAGATGAATTAGCAACCCCACTTTCCGATGTGGGGACATTCTCAACATACAAAAAATACCATTCAAAAATTCGTATTGGGAAATTTAGTGATAGTGATTTCAATCATAGGATAACTGCCATAACCGCTGGCTATAGTAGAAGCACATGGACTGCGTTATACGCAAATAAAATGAATATGGAATATAGGTGTTTTGCGAACCCAGGTTGTTCCAACTCAACGATTTCTAGGAAATTTTTCAAATATCTCCCACACATTACAGTAGATGATTTTGTTGTTTTAAATTGGACATTCATCGACAGATGGGATATCTATGATGAAAATTACGAGGATGAGGAAATGAAAATACTTCTAGAATCCGAAACCATGATTGATGTCGATGTTTCCACTAATCCCTATTGTGATTCATGGAGAACAGTGCGACCATATGATAAATCAGAAATATCAACATTGTACTTTAAATATTTGCAATCGGAATTATGGAATAAGTTCGAAACTTTGAAATTGATGCTATTAGTTTCAAGCATATTAAAAAATATGAACATATCATTCATGATGACATGTACTGATGAATTGATTCTTGATAAAAAATACCATTGCCCCGATTATGTAGACACGATTCAGAATATTGTAGAACCTGATATATTTTGGTTCAATGGTATGGGGTTTAATAGTTGGGCACAAGAGTGTGGATTTCCTATGGGTAAAAAAAACGGACACCCACTAGAAGAAGCACATCAACAAGCATTTGAATACGTAATGGAGAATTATGAATTTACCTAATAGAATATTTTTTACAGGTGTGCCGGGAAGTAAATGGTCTGGGATTGCCCAAATATTAGAATCTGATAGTGCATTTAATACATCGGATAGAATGCCAGAACGTGAATACGCACATAATACTTACAGTGGGCATAAAGGTGCATACTTTGGACAAGGAATGGAGTTCTATCCTGACCCAACTAAGGTAGACCAAGCATGGCATGGTGGAGATGGAATTAAAATAGTTAAAAGTCATGATTGGGCATATATGCTAGATGTGATTAAACCAGGATTCATCGATGATTGGGCTATGTTAGTTTATAGACCAAATGAAGTTAGCAATGCATGGTGGCATCAAGCAGGTGGGTTTGAAATATCATACCCCAACTACAGTCATTATAAAAATAGTGAAAATATGTTCGATGCGATTAAAGAGCAAAATAATAATATATTACGATTTGCACATAAACACAATGCAACATGGAATTACTTTACAACAGAATGGATTAAAACTACATTTGGGTTAGATATAGAAGTAAACACCTCGTACGACGACATTTTAGTAAGTATAATAAAATAATGAATACAAAAATATTTAACAAAATTAATCAAATGGTTAAGGACAGTCCACAATTATTATTAAACACAAATGCGTTACGACAAGCAATAAGTGGGGAATTTTGCATTGATATAAATCCAGATAATGATATTGTTGTACTTACTAATTTAATCGACGAAGCAGTAATGGAAAATTACTTCGCTAAAGTTTGGCAACCCGAGACCAAGAAATATAAGTACAGTGGGTTGAGCATCATTGATGAGGTGAATGCATTAAATCCAACTAACGTATTGGATATTGGCTGTGGATATAATGAGTTCAAAGGAAAAATCCAAAACTTAACGGGCATAGACCCGTACAATGAACGTGCAGATATAATGGTACATACATTGGATTATGAAGCAACCATCGAGTACGATGTTACTATATGTTTGGGTAGCATTAACTTTGGTAGTACGGATAAAATAATTAAAGAACTA